GAGGTCGAGCGGATAAAAAACATGTCCGACGCTGACTTCGCCCGAGAGGTGAAGCGCGTCAAAGGGTTCTAACCCTCAAGAAAGCAAACCATGACCAACGTCACCACCCTCAGCCAGGTCGCACCTGGCGTACAGGCCTTCTACGACCGCAACCTGCTGACCCGCGCTCAGCCGAACGATGTGCATGGCCGTTTCGGCCAGAAGCGCCCCGTTCCGAAGAACAGCGGCAACCAGATCAAGTTCCGTCGCTACTCGCAGCTCGCCGCTGCTACTACGGCTCTGACCGAAGGCGTGACCCCCTCGGGTTCCGCCCTGTCGGTGACCGATGTCACCTCCACGCTCGCGCAGTACGGCGATTTCGTCACGCTGACCGACATGGTTTCGATGACCAACCAAGACCCGGTGGTGACCGAGGCGACGGACGTTCTTGGCGATCAAGCCGGTACGACCATCGACCAAGTGCGCCGCGATGTCCTGGTCGCTGGTACGAACGTGGCTTACGCCTCGGCCGTTGCCAACCGTCTCGCGCTGGTGAACAAGCTCCTGGGTGCTGACCTGGACAAGGCGATTCGCTACCTCAAAGGCCAGAACGCCAAGTACATGAAGGAAGGCATTGGCGCCTCCGACAAGGTTGGCACTGGCCCCGTGCGCAAGGCCTTCATCGGCATCGTGCATCCGGACGTGGAATATGACCTGGAGACCATCACGGGCTACAAGTCGGTTTCCGACTATGGCTCGCAAGAGGGGATCATCGAAGACGAAATCGGCTCGTACAAGAACATTCGCTTCGTCTCTTCGACGAACGCGAAGATCTGGACGAACGCCACGACCGCTACGACTGCTGGCTACAAGGCCACGGGCGTCGGCTCCAATGACGTGTACGCCACGCTGATCATCGCTGCCGAAGCCTACGGCCTCTCTCCGCTGTCTGGTGAAGCGATGTCCACCTACGTCAAGCCTCTGGGCTCTGCCGGCTCTGCTGACCCGCTGAACCAGCGTTCGACCGTGGGTTGGAAGGCAACGACCATCACCACGATCCTCAACCAAGCCTGGATGATTCGTATCGAGTCGCTGGCTTCCGTCTAATCACTAGAAGGAAAAATCATGGCACTCACCACCAACACCCAAGCGAACGGCGGCGGCGTCGTCAACCACGCTACCGGCTATGTCGTCTCTGACGGCGGCGCTGCGGCTGCTGCGACTTTCACCGTGGGGTTCACCCCGCGCGTCGTGCGTTTCCACAACGTCACCGACCGGATCAGCGACGAATGGATGACGGGCATGGCTTCGGCCAGCTCGATCCATACCGTTGCTGTTGGTACGCGCACGCTGGAGACCACGAACGGTATCGCTGTGTCGGGTAACACCTTCACCGTGACCGCGACGACCATGGTTGCCTCCAAGACCTTCGTCTGGGAAGCCCTCGGCTGATCTGAGTTCATCTCAACCCTAGGCCCCGGCTAATCCCCGGGGCCTTTTTCATTGGAGCAACGAATGTCTGAAGTCATGGAAAAGCCCAAGAAGCTCAAGCAATACAAGATCACTTTCCACGGTGAGGGTGCGCCTGTCGAGATCGGCCACAACTACAAGCTGAACACCTACCCCCGGAACATTCAGACCACGATCGATGAGAACTTTCTGGGCGCGCTGAAAGCCTCCGTGATCACCACGAAGATTCAGGACACCGAAGGGAAGTGGAAGGACGTTTCGATCCCGACCCACCAATACACGATCGAGGCTGAGTAATGGCCTGGACGCTCACCACCGTTGAAGTGATCCGGGGCGCGCTTGAGCTGTGCCAGGCGATCGGCGTCGGTGAGCCTGTATCCGACCCGAGCACTGAAACCTGCATGGATGCATTGCAGGGGATCGTCAAGGAACTGCCGATTCATGGGTATCAGTGGCCTCAACTCTCCAGCACGCCGACTGCGGTGGCTTGGGTGCTCGCCACGCCGAGTTCGGTTAGCCCTCCTGTTGACTACCTGGGCGCCCCGGTGTTGCAGTACACCGATGCAGGCGGCGTCAAGCGTGTTCTTCCGCGGGTGTCTAAAGCTCTGTGGGAAACGCTGGACCTCACCAAGACGGCCCAGTATCCGGATCGGTTCTACGTCGCGCCGAACCTGACCTTCAAGCTTTGGCCGGCTCCCACAATTGATCCAGTCCTGACGCTCACGTATCAGTCGATCATCCCTGATCTGACGCTCACGGCTACTCCGGGTTTCGCGCAGCAGTACTTGAACACGCTGCAATACCTGCTGGCCGACGAGATCGCGCTGAAGTTCGGCGTTCCTCAGGATATTCGGGTGGAGATCGCTGCCAGAGCTGCGGTGAAGAAGCAAATGATGCTTCAGTGGTCCGTGGATCAGGGGTCGCTCGTGATCGAGGTTGACGGCTGATGGCGCTCCAACCCGTCCCCCTCTTCGGGCTTGGCAACTTCGGCAAGTCACGCAACGTCTCGTCCCAAGAGCGGACGAACCTCTATGCTGAGATTCAGCGGGACACGGAGAAGGGCAGTCTTACCCTCTACCCGTCCCCTGGGTTGGTGACAGACATCAACTTTGGCGCCTACCCCACGCGGGGCGCTCACAAGATGGGCGATTTCCGGTATCTGGTCAACCGGGACACGCTTTGGAAGGTCGCCAACGATGGGTCGATGTCCAGCATTGGGACGCTCGCCACCTCGGCTGGGCGGGTGGACATCACCGATAACGGTACTCAGATCGTCATCGTCGATGGGACGAACGGGTACATCTACAACACCAGCACGCTCGCATTCGCCCAGATCACGGACATTGATTGGCCTGGCGCCGATACGGTCACGTTCCTCAATGGTTACTTCATCGTCACCAAGCCGAACACGGGCAGGTTCTACATTTCCGGGTTGTATGACGGCCTAACATGGTCTGCGCTGGACTTCGCTACGGCGGAATCGAACCCGGATAACCTGGTTCGAGTGATGGCCGACAACGGGCAAATCGTGCTCTTCGGCCCTGAAACTACCGAGTTCTGGTCGGACTCTGGAGCGCTTGACTTCCCGTTTGCTCGGGTGGGTGCGGCTGCTATCGAGTGGGGGCTGGCTTCTCGCTGGTCCTTGTGCAAGTTCATGGACTCCATGATCTTCCTGCGTAAGAACAGGCTTGGGGCTGTGCAGGTTTGCACGCTGTCTGGGTACAACGCTCAGCCGGTGTCTACACCCGAGATCGACTACATCCTGAGCCAGTATTCGGCTGTCTCGAACGCTACGGGCTTTGCCTACATGGTGAGCGGGCATCCGTTCTATCAGATCAACTTCCCCTCAGCGAATGAGTCATGGACCTATGACGGGTTGAGCAAGGAATGGCACAAGTCCTCTTCCGGTGGTGGCCGGCATCGGGGCGAGATTCAACTGAACTTCCTCGATCAGTCCTATGTTACTGATTACGAGAACGGCAAGCTGTATCGCTTCGATGAGAGCACGTACACCGACGATGGGCAGTCCATCGCTCGTGAACTGATCACCCGTCACCAATCGACCGGGAACTTCTCCTTCCTGTCCAAGCTGTGGATCGAGATGGAGGCCGGTGTAGGGCTGCTGACTGGTCAAGGTGAAGACCCGCAGTTGATGATGCAGTACAGCAAGGACGGCGGGCATACCTGGAGTTCTGAAATCTGGGTGAGCTTTGGCGAGATCGGGCAGTACGGAGCACGAGCGGTGTTCCATCGCTTGGGGCGTTCGAGGGATTGGCTATTTAAGTTCCGCGTCACCGACCCCGTTAAGACAGTGTTTGTCGGTGCCTGGGGGGAATTTAGCCGATGAGCGCTTACGACATCCCCTCGGGCGCATTGCTGGACGAGTTCGGCGGCCTTACCCCTGCCTGGGCGCAGTGGTTCACGAGAACGCACGCAAACGCCACTTCTGTCCAGCAGTCCGGCACTACAGCAAACAGGCCGGATAGGTTGCTGTGGATCGGCCGGCAGTTCTTCGACACGACGCTAGGTCACCCGATCTGGCTTCAGTCGATTAACCCTACTGTGTGGTGTGACGCCACGGGAGCCGCGGTTTGAACGTCACCTATGGACCTGGCTTTGCGATGACGAAGCCTGGCGCTCTGCTGGTTGTCGTGAATGGGGAAATCGCATTCAACGTCCCTGATCGTTCGCCGGCTGCGATCAAGCGGCAGATTGGTGATCTTGTTCGAGACCTGATGGCTCGCCCTGACAAGCGGGAATTCGATGCCAAGCACACCCTGATCGATGGTGTCTACACGCGAACCCTGTTCATCCCAAAGGGTTCGCTTCTGGTCGGTCAGATCCACTTGAAGGAGTGCGTGAACGTCATTGCCAAGGGCGACATCTCCATTCTCACGGAGACGGGGCTGGGTCGGTTCCAGGCGGGGCATGTAGCCGTGTCTGGGCCTGGTATCCAGAAGGTCGGCTACGCGCATGAAGACACGGTGTTTATCAACGTGTTCCGCACCGACGAGACCGACATTGCCAAGATTGAAGACGAAATTGCTCGCGAAAGCCGAGAGGAGGATTACCTATGTCAGTAGCCATGGTCGGTGTGGGCGTTGCCGCAGTAGGCACGATCGCCCAGATGGATGCTGCGGGAGATGCCGCGGATGCTCAGTCGTCGTCTGCACGCGAGGCCAATCAAGTACAGATGATGATGGCGAACCAGCTCCGCGAGGATCTGTCGCCATGGGTTGAGTCGGGACGGGGGGCGAACTCGCTCCTGAACCAATATCTGGGGATCGGTGGCGTCGGCTCCGGTGCAGTCACGTCGATGGGCTTGCAGACCGGGTTGACCCCGGATCAGGTCCGTCAGCAACTGTCGAGCCGATTCACCCGTACTGTCGCGCCTGCTGGTCCCAAGT